CAAGCAGTTGCTGGAGCGTCAATTTTAAATTAAATAACTAACAAAACAACTAAAAAATGGCAAGCATTAATTATTACTCAGGGATCAACATGGTTGGCTCTGACATTGATTTCAACAAAAACGAAGCGGTAGCTATTGTTATTGAAAACACTACTGCGCCGGGTAGTCCTTCAACAGGACAAATGTATTACGATACTAGTGATAATACAATGTATTATAGAAACAATTCTGGATGGGTTGAAATGGATGGGTCTGGCTCAGGTGTATCTCAACTTACGCAAGGATCGGGAATTAGCTTAAGCGCGACAACTGGTAATATAACAGTAACAAACTCTGGTGTACTAAGTGTAACAACTACAGATGGTACATTCGTAGATTTAACACCAAACTCAGCTACAACAGGAGCTGTTAACGTAACGGCTGATCTTTCAGCATCAGGTACCGCAAGTGGTACTACTTTCCTTAGAGGTGATAACGTTTGGGCGACTCCAGCCGGAGCATATACTAAATGGCAATACCAAATAAACGGTGGAACTGCTATTGATATGATTGACGGTGAAGTTTTAAACTTTATACCTAGCACAGGAATTTCATTAGCTGGTGCAGCTGCAACCCCAAACACTCTTACAATTACTAACGCGGGTGTAACAAGTATTGTAGCTGGTTCAAATATATCTGTTAGTGGTGCAACAGGCGCGGTAACAATTACTGGTACTGACACAAACACTACTTCATTAGGTATTGCAAATTCTTCAGCTTCAGAGCAATTTAAAGTTACTGATACTGTAGATTTACAATTTGCTGCTTCAGGTGGAGCAAGTGTTGCTTTTGATTCTACAAACAAAAGAGTAACATATACAGCACCATCTAATACAAATGAAACATATACATTACCAGTTGCCGCAGGAGCTGCAAATACAGCGGTTCTTAATTTAACAGCTGGTGGTTCTGGTTCTGGAGTTAAATCTTCAGTAACAGTAAGTGGTACTACTGGTCAAATAGCAATTACTGAATCTACAGGAAACAACGGTAGTGTTACAGTTGGTTTACCAACAGATGTAACAGTTGCTGGAGACTTAACGGTTTCAGGTGGTGATATAACATTAGGCGGTACTGGTAGAATTACAGGTATTGATACTGTTTCTGCCTCTACAGATGCTGCTTCTAAAGGATATGTTGATGGACTTGTAACTGGTGGATTAACCTTTAAAGACGGCTTTAATGCTGGTGATGGTTCAATAGACGGTGGTGGTAACCTTACAACTGGTGGTTCAAGAGTAGCAATATCAGTTGGTGATTACTATGTAGTAACAACAGGTGGTAGTTTTTATGGTTCTGTAACATTAGATGATGGTGATTCTGTAATATGTAAACAAGATGCCGCAGCTGGAACATCTGATATAAACGATTGGGTTATTGTTCAGTCTGATGAAGGTGTTAGTCAATTTTCTTCCAATTCAATGGGAGGTGCTTCATCTGGTCAAGCAATAACTTCTCAAACTGCTTCAGTTGGATCTGTATCAGTTCAATCATTTGCTTATAATGGTGGTTCTAATATAGGTCACGTTCCAAGTGGTGGTACAAATACTAAGTTCTTACGTGGTGATGGTACTTGGGTAGTTCCTACAGATACTGTATATACATTACCTGCTGCAACAGCAACAACAAGAGGTGGTGTTGAATTATTCAGTAATACAGTACAAACAGTAGCTGGTAACAGTGTAAGTACTACAGCATCTAGAACATACGGTATACAAGTTAATTCTGATGCCCAAATGGTAGTTAACGTTCCGTGGACTGATACAAATACTGATACAAATAACTACGTAGATAGTTTAGCATGGAATACTGGTAATGGTGTATTAACGGTTGGTAGATCTGGTCTTTCTGATTTAACAGTAGATTTAGATGGTAGATATATAACAGAAAATGAAACTATAACACTTACTGGTGATGTTACAGGTTCTGGTAAAACAGGTATTGCAACAACAATTGCAGCTGATGCAGTTCATGCAACTATGCTTAATGACGATGTTATATCTGGACAAACAGCAATTGGAACTGTAGCGGGTAATGATGAGTTATTAATATCTGATAATGGTGTATTAAAAAGAGCTGATGTATCTCAGTTATCAGATCAAATATTTAAAAATAATACTTTTGCTGATACACTCACAAGCTTTGGAGCAGTAACACATAATTTAGGTACTTATGATGTAATTGTACAATGTATGGATGCTACTAGTTATGAAACAATAAAAGTAAGTGTAGATAGAACTAGTACCAACGAGGTTACAATAGCTGGTAATTCATTCCCTGCGGGTGATATAAGAGTAATGGTAACAGCTATAGGTTCTTAACAACAAATAAATTAAATTAAATGGGAAATATCGTCTATTATGAAGATATACAACTCGTGGATGGTGTCAAAGGTTTTTTTGGCACCGGCGAAGATTTAAGAATTCAACATGACGCTGGTGATTCTCTTATAGATAATTATACAGGACATTTATATCTTACTAATTACGCTGATAACAAAGATATTTATTTTAGAAGTGATGATGGTAGCGGTGGTGTAACAACGTATTTTTATGTAGGTGGAACTGCAGAGCAAACAATATTTGTAAAAAATACAGAACACCAAGACGGTACAAAAGCACAATTTGGAAACGCGGGTGATATGCAAATGTATCACGACGGTACTAATAGTTATATAATAAATGGTACTGGTGCTTTTTATATTATGCAGGGCCAAAATGATGGTAACATGGTATTCCAATGTGACGATGGAAGTGGTGGTAATGCTACGTATTTCTCACTAGACGGTGGTAGTTCTGCTACAAATGAATTATATACTAAATGGCCAGATTATTCAAGAATAGCTTTAGGTACAGGAAAAGATTTACAAATATATCATAACAGTACAAATTCACTAATTGAAAATAGTACTGGTGATTTATATATTAGCAATAAACACGATGATGGAAATATTCAGTTTTATTGTGATGATGGAAGTGGTGGAACAGCACAATATTTTAGACTTGATGGTGGTTTAGTTGAAACTAGCTTTCTAAAAACAACACATCATTATGACAATGTAAAAGCAAATTTTGGCGATGGTAATGATTTAGAAATCTATCACAACGGAAGTAATAGTTTTATATCAGATACAGGAACAGGTTTACTTGTTATATCATCAAATCATCTACAAGTATATAACGCAGGAATAAGTGAATTTATGATTACTGCTGAACAAAATGGTGCTGTAAATCTTTATTATGATGGTTCAAAGAAATTTGAAACTACTACTACAGGTATAGATGTAACTGGAGAAGTTAAGGGTGATAGTTTGGATATTGATGGCAACGCAGATATATCGGGTGATGTTAACATGACAGATGGTGAGATGTTAATGTGGGGTGGAAACTCTATATTAACCCATAGTGGATCTGCAACTACTATTGGTGATAACAGTTCTGGATCTGTAATTAGTATTGCTAGTGGTGATTCCACTTTTGCAGGAAATATACTTATGACTGGAACTGGTCATTTTGGAGCCGCTGATAATCTTTACATTGGAGGCGCGACAGCTGCAACTGATCACACATATATAGGAGACAGCTCTAGAAATGTTACAATATATAATGGAGCTAATTTCACAGTAGCAGGTGGTTTAACAACACTTGAAGGAAATGTAGTAGTTTCAGGGACTGATGTTACTATAACAGGAAGTATAATTCATTCAGGTGATACAAATACTTATTTTGGATTCCATGGTAATGATTTATGGAGAGTAGTAACAGGCGGTAGTGAAAGATTAGAAGTAAGTAATAGTGGAGTAAAATTAGGTAATACTGGTGCTACTGTAACACAGATATTAGACGAAGATAATATGGCTAGTGATAGTGCAACAGCGCTAGCTACACAACAAAGTATTAAAGCATATGTTGATAATTCTACAACAGGAGTGTTAACATATCAAGGAACATGGAACGCGAGTACAAACTCACCATCATTAAGTAGTGGATCTGGAACCCCAGGTTATTACTATATTGTCTCAGTTGCAGGTTCTACAAATTTAGATGGTATTACAGATTGGGCTGCAGGAGATTGGGCAGTATTCTCAGATCAATCTACAGATGCTTGGCAAAAAATAGATAATACAGCTGTAGGTGATGTAAGTGTAGGAACTGGAGCAGCATCAAGTAGGGTGTCATATTGGAGTGGAACTACAACAATAGCGGGTACAGCTGGTTTTACTTTTGATGGTTCAAATTTATCTGTTCCAGGTAATATAACTCAAGGTGGTTCTACTTTTACCGCTACTGGTGATTTAACTATAGATTGCGCTGGAGATATAACTTTAGATGCTGATGGTGGAGATATTAATTTAAAAGATGCTGGTACTACTTTTGGAACTCTTTCAAATTCAAGTAGTGATTTTTGGATTGGTGCTGGAGTACAAGATAAAGATATAATATTTAGAGGTAATGATAATGGTTCATATATATCAGCTCTTAGATTAGACATGTCAGATGCTGGTTGGGCACATTTTAACGCTGGAATAACCGTTGGAACTGGAACTAGTACTTTTGCAGGGAATATTGCTATGGGTGGTTATGATATTACTGGTCTAGATGAAATATATTTTAGCACTAATACTAAGTTAGGTCCTGACGGGACAGGATACTTAAAACTTACTTATATAGCTAGTGGCGGTGGGGGATTAAAAGTTGTGGATGGAGATGGATTAGTACAAGGATATTTATATGGTGATGGTAACGCCACCTCTAGTTTTGGTCTTTTAGATGGTAGCGCTAATTGGGCAGTACGATGTGTAGAAAGTGAATATGTAGAATTAAGATATAATAACTCTAAAAAGTTTGAAACTACAAGTACGGGTGTTAAAATCACTGCAGCTAATACCTCTGATTTAGCATTAAATATAAACGATAGAATAAAAGCGCTAGGCAATGGAAGTATGTCATGGGGTTCTTCAGCTGACTTTGGTAATTTAACTTGGGACACAGGTTATGCTTTAGTAGGAGGTTTATCTGGTAAAGGATTAAAACTCTTTACTAATGGAGGAAGTGGCATAGCTTTAACTTTAGACACTTCACAAAACGCTACTTTTGCAGGTAGAGTCGACGTAGCTGGTGGTGACGTAAATATTCAAGCTGGAGCTTTATCTATAACAGCTGACGGTTCTAATAAAGCAACACTTACAGAAACCGGAGCTGGTCTTTTAACAATAGCAGCAGAAGATGATATAGTATTAGATGCTGGGAGTGATGTAATTTTAGATGCAGCTGGAGATGATATTAGATTACGTGTTAGTGGTACTGAATTCGGTAAATTCAATAACGCAAGTAGTAACCTCAATATTTACTCATCAATACAAGACAAAGATATAGTATTTTGGGGTGATGATGCTGGAAGTAGTTTTACCGCGCTTACTTTAGATATGTCATCTGCAGGTACAGCTACATTTAATAATGAATTATATATACCAAACAGAATTGGTCACGTTGGTGATGCTGATACTTATATTGGTTTCTCTGCAGCAAATCATTTTAATATTACATGTGGAAGTATTGATTTTTTAGCAATTGATGGATCTGGTATGGCTTTATCTCCTAGTACTAATGTAAGTTTAATTTCTTCTAATTTAGTATTAAGTGGTGATTCTAATATAGTATTAGATACTTCAGTTTCTTCTACAGAAAGTTCAGGTACTATAATAAAAATTGGAAGTCATATGTCCTCGTTAGTAGCAGGAAATATTTACTATGCTTACAACTCAATGGGTAGTTTATATTGGGGAGGAGCAGATGCTGATTCATCAAACACTGAGAACATGTTAGCGTTATCTGTAGGAACTGATGCAGATGTTGATGGTATGTTATTAAATGGTATTTATCATAAAGCATCTCATGGATTAACAGTTGGTGAACCTATTTATTTATCAACAAGTCCTATGGCAATGACAAATACAGCTCCAAGTGGATCTGGAGATTACGTAAGAGTATTAGGATACGCATTAGATTCTAATCATATATATTTCTGCCCAGATAATACATGGGTAAAAATTGATTAAGTTATGGCAACAATAACAGCATCAAAATGGGGAACAAGTGGGTATAATGGATCTGTGTCTTTTGCTAATACAAGAGGTCAATCTACAGGTAATTATGCTTTAGTAAATAATGACACTAGTTCAAATAGAATTATGACATCTTTCTTTTATTCCGCTGGGAGTAAAGGAAGTACTTGGGATTTGAGAAGAGCTTTTTATGCTTTTGATGTATCTTCATACGCTAGTGGATACACTATATCAAATTTAAAATTTTATTATGTACCAACAGCAAGTGGTAATGGAACTTGCAAGGTTGCTATAGTAAAATCTACAGCCCAAGGAAATGCGGATACTAATTTAACTAATTCAGATTATGATAGTTTTGATGATGGAGTAGATTATGCTGATAATGATGGAACTGATATATGGACAGACGGTACATCTCTTAGCTACTTTGATTTAAATGCAACAGCTATTTCAGCTTTTACAAGTAGTTATTTAAAACTATGTGTACTAGAATACTCGCATGATTATCAAAATCTATCACCTTTGTCTAACACTAATATAAGTAGTTATATTAACGCGAGTTCAACAGTACCTTATTTAAGTTTTACCGCAACACCAACTGGGTACGGAAATGATGTATTAGGTGTTTCATCATCAAATATAGATTCAATACTTGCTGTATCATCTGCAAATATATCAAAAGTTATAGGAGTATAATAAAAAAATAAAATCAAATAATATGGCAAATAAATACGAATTACAAATAAAAGATACAATAAAAGAAGAAGGTAAAATAACACGTGTGGATTATAAATATATAGCCCACAATGAATCTAACCAAATGGCTTTTGTAAAAGGAAGTAAAAATATAACTGAAAAAGATAAATTAGAAGACTTATCTTTAGAAGAATGGTTACTTAAGAAAATTAAAACAAAAGAGCAAAAAAAATTAAAAGGACTGCTTGGTCAAAAGACAAACGCGTCTAAATAGTAAATTACACTTAAAACCAGTGATAATAGTAATACACCCGGCTCGGGAAGAGCAATAAACCAATGTCTAACTTAAAACCAAAACCAATGACATTTTATTACCAGACTCAATCGTGGACTAGTCGACCACAAATTTCAGAAGAAACCCTTGACCTTTGGAAACATCTCGCAGAAAAGAAAAACTGGAGAATAACCCAATTACCTAACGGTTTTTATCAAACTGAATACCAAGATCCAAATGAAGATACTTGGAACGACGTTACGAGACGTGAAACTATTGAAGGAGCAGAAAGCGCTATTGATGGATCAGTAGAGCATTATGCTAAAAAAATAGAATTCTTAAAAGGTCCTAAGGTCGTGAAAACCTTTAAATAAATTAAATTAAATTAAATACTATGATTGTAAAAAATCTTAACTTTGGCGAAGAAGCCAAAAACAAGGTATTTAAAGGTATAGAAAAACTCACAAATGCTGTTAGCTCCACTTTAGGAGCTAGCGGTAAATGTGTAATTCTTGAAGATGCACAAGGTAATCCCATAATAACTAAGGATGGGGTAACTGTTGCGGATTCAATTATACTTTTAGATCCTGTAGAAAACATGGGCGCAACTCTTTTGAAAGAAGCAGCTCGTAAAACAGTAAAAGAAGCCGGAGATGGCACAACAACAGCTACTATATTAGCACATGCTATATTAGAAGAAGCTTATAAGTTTTTAGATAAAAGTAATACTAGAGAAATAAAAGAAGGAATTTTATCTGGAACTAAAAAAGTAATTAAATATTTAGAAAAAATATCTGTTCCAGTTTCTGGCAATATGATTGATCAAATAGCTACTATATCTACTAATAATGATCCTGAATTAGGAAAATTAATTGCTGATGCTTTTAGAGAAGTAGGTGAAACAGGTGTTGTAATTATGGAACCATCTAATTTAGGTGAAACAAAAGTTGAAATAGTTGAAGGTGTAGAGTACTATAAAGGCTTTTGTCATGGGGAATTTATTACTGATAAAGAAAAAGTAACGGCTGAATTAGAAAACCCTCTAATTTTACTAATGGATTCTAAAGTAGATTCTATTAGGCAGATACAACCAGTATTAGAGTACGTAATAAAAAATAACAAAGCATTGTTAATTATTGGAGAAGTAGACCCAAGTGTGCTATCTGCTTTAGTAATGAACAAGAAAAAAGGAAATATAAAAATAAACGTTATAGATCCTCCAGCTTACGGTTTACGAAGAAAAGAAATATTTCATGATCTTTCTTTATTAACTGGAGCAACTGTTATAAATGAAGATTTAGGAGACGATTTAAGTACTATAGAAACAGAGTATTTAGGAGTTTGTTTAAAATCTATATCAACTCAAGATCAGACTATCATAAGAGTAAATGAAGCATCGGAAGAAGTGAAAGAAATGATAAGTAAAATTAAAAAAGATCTTACTAAAAAAAATAAAGCTCACATACAAGTGGGATTAGAAAAACGATTAGCTAGACTAAGTGCTAAAGTTGCTATTGTAAAAATTGGAGCTAACTCGGATATTGAATTAAAAGAAAAACAAGATAGAGTTGAAGACGCTATCTGTGCTACTAAAGCTGCTATTAAAGAAGGAATAGTTTCCGGAGGAGGAGTTGCATTACTTAATGCTGCTTTGAATATAAAGGAAGATAATAAAGGAGAAAAAATTCTTAGTGCGGCTATAATTACACCTTTTAGGGTAATATTAGATAATGCTGGACTAGACAAAATAGTAGTGCCAAGCCATGAAGGCGTAGGTACTGATGTGGTTACAGGAAATATGGTAAATATGATAGAGCATGGTATTATCGATCCATTACTGGTAACTAAGAGCGCTTTAACTAACGCAGCTTCAGTAGCAGCTACTATTTTATCAACCGATTGTGTAATCAATAATATAAGGATAGATGAGAGCAATAGGTAGAAATTTAGTCATAGAGAAGATTGAACAGCACACTAAGCAAACTGAAGGAGGCTTACTCTTAGCAGAATTACATAGAGAAGATATAAGATATATAAAAGCTAAGGTTTTTGAAGTAGGATCTGAAGTACAGGGTGTTAAAAAAAATGATATAATATATTACGATAGACATGCTGGTCATGTAATAGAATTTGAAAGTAAAACATTTAATGTAATAAAATCACAAGATGTGGTTGTTGTTTTATGAAAAAGCTAGAAGCATCAGACTTAAAAAATCTGAAATTGCTGCAACATTACCGTATAATACGAAGATGGGCTTGTAAAAACAACAACCTAAAAGACACTGATTTAGAATTATTAATATATTTAGATTGTATTGATTTATTTACTAAAAATGATTTTGAAAAAGGAGTATATTCTTATAGTTGGGATAATAGAAGATGGAGTAGATTAATAAAAAATGATTGGATAAAAGTGTGGAGACATAGAAATAGAACTACACAAAAATACAATATTTATCAAATATCTTTTAAAGGTAAGCAATTAATAAATAGAATATACAAAATAATGCTAGGAAAAGAAAAAATACCTACTAGCGCTAGACGTAACAAAATAATAAAAGGTTCGTCTTATATGGATAAGGTATTAAAAAAAAGTATCTTAGAAGTAAATAAAGATATAATAAAAAACAAAAATTATGATTCGTAAATCTGCTTTAAAACAGTGGCAACCCGAACTAATGCAGGGTAGATCAAGTGACAACCTTTCTTCATTCACAGAAGGGTTAGGAATGGGTATGGCCGCAAATGGAGGATTGAGTTCTCAAGCAGCAAGAGATCAAAGACTTAAAATGAGACGTTTACATGAAGAAGGTTTTTTAGAAAAAGAAAGATTAAGTAATGTAGGTAGTTTTAGACTAAATCAATATAATAGACCTAGTACAGAGGTGGAAGATTTTAAAAGTCCATATCTTAACGATGTTGCTGGGTATAATCAAGATACAGGTGTGACGGTTTATGATCAACAGCGAAGTGATAAAAAAGAATTTGGTGTTAATTCATTAGCTTATAATAATATAAACACAGAGCTTGGCCCTCAAACAGCACCACCAAATAGATTATTTTCTAATCAAAAAGGAGTAGATAAAATGTTTTCTACTTTACCTGAAAAAAGATTAGAAGATAATATGATGAGAATATAATAATAATAACTAATAACAAAAAAATGCACAATAAAAAATACGACCCAGCAATGGAAAGATTAAAACCAGGAAGTAAGGTTGGTATAGTTGGTGAATCTCACATATGGGACGGACCATTAGATCAAGCTGGAAGACCACATGGAGATGGATCTAGTTCTGGTATAACAGGAATGCAAATATTAAAAGCACCGGTAAAATACAACCCTACAAACGCTGTATTATGTGCTAATGGTAAAAAATATTAAAATAAATAAAAATGAGCAAATATATAAACGCAGTTAAAGTTATCCCTAGCGATACCCTTAATATTCCAAAACCAGGTTTATTAGATAGTGGAACTAGCACAGCAGGCGCTGGAGCTGGTGAAATAGAAGACACTGGAGCTTTATGGACAAACGTAAAAACAAATGTTTTAAGTCCAGAAGGATACAATATTAGTGCTGGTGACATAGTATACGATACTACAGATTTAACAGTATCTGAAGTAAATTATGTTGAAAGCGATACAGTTATTCAAATAAGTAATAATGATTTTCAAGGAGCTACACATGCTTATGAAATATATAAAGGTAATAAAGGTGGTGCGGAAGGTTATGACTTATTAGTAGGTGCAGCGCCAGGTGGTGATGTTACAGTGGTAACAATTAAAGGTGATGAAGTTGTTATACCTCAAGCTGCAATGGCTCTTGGTAGTGTGTTAGAACTTGCTGTTATTAGAGTAAAAGCAAGCGCAGCCGCTACAGCAGCAAAATTTGTTGCTTTAGAATTACAAACACAGATATAAAATAAAACATTATGGGAAGATTTTCAACACCATTTTTACAAAAATCACCACTTAAAGAATCTATAGAAGAGATAAGAGAACAACCTGGCATGAGTAATGCAGGAAAATATCCTAACGTGGCAGCAGATGATTTTGCTGGACCACACGGAACTTATCCTATTAACACTATTGAAAGAGCTAGATCAGCTTTATCATTAGCTCATAACTCTAGTAATCCTGGAGCAATTGAGGCTAAAGTATACGCAAAGTATCCTTCATTAAAACAATAACAAAAACAATAACAAAAACAATAACAAAAATTATGGAAAGAGGACATTATGGGGAGTATAGCGGGAATGCTAGACACTCTAGATTAAAACAAGACATGATACACGAGCGTGAATTAATACATGACGCTAAAAACGAGATTCATAATGAAGATCAAAAGTATCATGCAGCATCTCGTCAAGGTGTAAATCCTGATTTTAGATATGATCCAGTTGTTGGATCTGATCAAAATTTAGATAATTCAGCTGAAGCAAGATTTGATAGTCAATATGGTATGTCACCAATGAGAATGTCAGCATTGAAAAATAGATATACAGCACCATTAACACAAAGTGATAGACCTTCATATACAAGGGAAAAAACTTCACAACAGGTTATTCCAGGAACAACTACTTCTGTTGAAACAGCGGTTACATCTGGTAACAACGCAGGAACAAGTACATTAAAAAAAGCTAGAGGTGGAAGCACAAAAACAAAGCTATCTAATGAACAATACATGACAAATTTATCTAATAGCGACAAGTTTAAGGGTAAAACTGGAATTGAAATGGCAGAGGCTAATTATATATCTAAATCAAAGATTGGTCAGTATGATAAAATAGCTGGTACATCTAGTCAAGCTGGAAGTACATCATCTACATCTACTGTAACAACAGAACCAAAAATTGAAACTGTAGTTAAAAAAGATGAAATAGTATCTAAAAATTTAGGTTCTGGTGAACTTTTGTCAGCAGGACAAGAAGTAGAAAAGAACAGACAAAATAGATATAAAGCGGGTAGAGATGAAAGAGTGAATATAGCTAAAAAAGATAGTGCTGACGCTGCTCAAAAGTATTTAAAAAACAGACCAATCAATGAAAGAAATCTTGTAACTGCGGTTCAACGTGGTAACGACGCAGGAAGATCGTCACTTCAAGGATCTGGTAACGATAGACATGGAAATTCAAGAGGATCTTTTAATGAAAAAAACTACGAATTTAGATTTAGTAGAGACGAAGCTAATGCAATGTTTTCTCGTGATATAGGTAGGGGTAGAGCTACGGTAACTGATGCCTCAAGAAGTAAAGCTAAGGTTGGTGATGATATTCCTGTATCTGGTGGGTCATATCAAGGTGGACGTTTTTTACCATCAGATGTTGGCGGAACTGCAAACATTGGTAAAAAAGGTAAAGGTAAAGCTACAGTAACAAGCGTTAATGTGGATCCTGGAACAGCAGGTAGTTACGGAGGTCATAAAACTCCTGATAAGTATTTTGGTAGATAGTAAAAACTTTTATATATAAGTAATTATAAGTATAAGAGTATTAATTAATTAAATAAAATCAAATAAAATGAAAAAACTAATAATTACATTAGGTTTGTTCTGCTCCACATTTATGTATTCACAAGAAAAAAGTGAATTCGCTGGGGTATGGCAAGCAGTAAATGATCCAGAAAGTATATTAATAATTTATGAAAATAAAGATTTAGAACAATTCAATTTTTATAATTATAAATTAGATCAAGAATTTTTTATAACAGAAAGTATAATGTTGCAAGAAGAAGATTTCTTACAAACAAATTATGAAGATCACTTAAGTGAACAAAATTTTCAAAATACTTACGTTTTAGATAAAAAAAACTTAGTCAGATCTACTAATGGAATGAAACAAAGTTTTAATAAACTAAATCAGTAGGGAACTGTAAAACCCAAGTCAAACAATAACAATAACAAAAACAAAAACAACAACAAAATGGCAAAATTTTTAAAATTTTCAATTGTAAACGGTCAAACGTTAACAAGTGGAATCGGATCAAGAGATGTTCTACTAAATGTAGATGATATTGAGAATGTTTCAGATGGTGCTGGTGCTGGTTCTGTAGTTATCACACTTAAAAGTGGATTAGCTCAGTATCAATCAACAACTGCTGCGGGTACTGCGAGTTCAGTTGCTGGTAGAATTTTAACTCTAAGTACTGGGTTAAATCAAGATTCAGCTCCTGTAGGTGGTGGAACAGCTATCGCTGCTGTAACTGTACCTAGTGTGATCGCTAACATGCCTTCACAATCTGTTAATAGAGCAATGACAGCAAACCCAGGTGGGGTAGCTGCTAAAGTTTCATTAGCTTTAGATGGTGCTGGTGTAAGAGGAACTGACAGTCAAATGTACTGGGTTCAAGCTGCTTACTCAACAGACAATACTTTATAGTAAGTAATTAAAACATATTCCCCGTGTGTAAGCGCGGGGGTTTGTTTATTATAAAATAAAATAGTTATGGCTTTTAAACTTAACAATCCACCTTATGAAGTAGACAATACTCCAATATATCAGGTTCATGATATGGACAAAGATACTATGGGTGTTGCTAATATGAATGGTGGCGTTACAGTTGACAAGGATTTACCCCCGCATATACAAGAAGATGTTATAAGACATGAGAAAGTACACGTTCTTCAAATGAAGAGAGGTGATTTATCTTATACTGATGACTGTGTGTGGTGGAAAGGTAAATGTTATCCTAGATCCACTATGGATGAAGGTGCAAAAAACCTACCGTGGGAAAAAGAAGCTTATAAAGACGGTAATAAATTAAATTATGTTTAATAAATGAAAACGTCTATAAAAGGTTATCTAAGTGATAGTCCTGATGTAAATAAACATCAAAATATAATCCAAGGAAATAAAATAACAATGAAAGGAGTTAATTTTAAAGTATTAGGTACAGATGATAGAGGATATTCTAAAATCATGTATCCTGGCTTTGATTATACATTTCCTGGTGCTAAATATGTTATAGAAAAACCCTTAAAAGATGAGTAAAAAGAAATTTAAAGATACAACTGTTGGTCAATTATTATTTGGTGCAGCATCTGTAATAAACCCTACATTAGGAAGTGTTCTACAAGGTGTTACTTCACCTAAAGAAGCTATTGAAGCGATTACTAAATCAGATGCTCCTGCTGATGATAAAATAAAATTACAACAAATAATATACGAACAACAGAATAAGGAAATAGAAGCTATAACATCACGTTGGAAAGCAGATTCTATGTCTGATTCTTGGATGAGTAAGAATGTTCGCCCTTTAGTATTAGTGTGGTGTATTGTTGTATTTTCTTTTGCGGGAATATTAGATAGTGTAGAAAGTATACCTTTTCATATAAATACAACATGGAATGATACTTTTGAGAAAGTTATGATGGCTGTAGTTTTAGCTTATTTCGGTGGACGAAGTAGTGAAAAAGTTACAAGTATTTTTAAAAAGTAAAATCACGTATAAATAAGTGATTAATATATAGAGTAATAACATTAATTAAATTAAATAAAATCATGGAAATGAAAATTAAAAAAGAAGAATTAGAATTAATACAGAAACAACAATCAGAAGTTAGTGATGCTTTAAGAAATTTAGGTGTTCTAGAAATGCAAAGAAACGCGGTTGTAAAACAAGTTTATGATAAGCAAGTAGAGATAGAAGAAACTAAACAAGAACTTGAAAAGGATTATGGAAAAGTAAATATTAACTTATCTGACGGTACTTATTCTAAGATAGAAGAAGAAAAAGAAGGTGACAAGTAATATTAGAAAAATCAGTATTGGTTCTGATTATAAAAATGATGCTATGCATTATTCCATAGGACAACAAGTTTATGGAGGACATGAAATTTCTCATATTATTTTAGATGAATCTGATAAATCTTATAATATACATATAAAGAAGAAAGATGAAGTATTACCTTGGAAGAAATTTAATTCTAACATGGCTATATCAGTTGAATATGATTTAGAGTATTAATGAAGAGTTTGTATGATTTTATAGTTAAACCCGTAGGAAAAGAATACGACAATACTATAACAATTGGTGATAAAGAAATAATATTAAATACAAAAATAGAAAGTTTTAAATTTGTGAATAATGTTGCTGAGGTGGTAAATACTCCATCTGCTTTTAAAACACCAATTAAAAAAGGAGATTTTGTAGTTATACATCATAATGTATTTAGAACATTTTATGATATGAAAGGTAAAAAGAAAAAAAGCAGGTCATCTTTTTTAGATGGCTTGTATTTTTGTTCTTTAGATCAAATATATTTATATAAAAATAAAGGTGAATGGTTATCTTTTGGTGATAGATGTTTTGTGAAACCTTTAAAATCAAAAAGTAATTTAGAAATAGAAAAAGAACAAAAGCTTATTGGTATATTAAAAATAGGTAATAGTTCATTAGAAGCGCTAGGAATACACGAGGGAGACTGTGTAGGTTATACTCCATATGGGGAATATGATTTTATAATAAATAAAAAGCGTTTATATTGTATGAAATCAAATGATATTGTTATAAAGTATGGAAGTAAAAAAGACCAAGCAGAATATAATCCAAGCTGGGCAAGTAGCAGTTAAAGAATTAATTAAAGTTGCTAAAGAACCTATTATAGAGTTTGGACCAGATATTTCCGCAGATAGACTTAAAAATGCTGCAGCTACTAAAAAACTAGCTATATTTGATGCTTTTGAAATATTGCAAAGAATACAAGAGGAAGAAGATATGTTAAATGATAAACCTAAAGAAGTTAAAGAAGAAAGAACTTTTAGAGGTTTTGCAGAGGGAAGATCTAAGTAATGTATCAGCAAGTTTTATACAAAATACTTCCAAAATATATAGATTCTAAAACTTTAAAAAAGAAGAATAAATATAAAAAATGGGAGTATGGATATAATGAGGAATATGATTTCATTGTTATAAGTAAAGACGGTACTGTAGGAGATGTTTATGAAATTCAAAATTTAAAAATAGCTTTACCATCAGCTCCTAAAAAAATAATAAACCTTGGAGATAAATGGGTGAAGGTGGAAATAGACAAACAATTATCTAGAATTAAAACCGTTTTTGATTGGGAACAATATCCAAATGATTTCAAAGAAAAATGGTATGACTACATAGATAATGAGTTTAATAGAAGAGATGAAGGTTTTTGGTTTTACAATAAAGGAATACCTACTTATTTAACAGGTACTCATTACATGTATCTACAGTGGTCTAAAATCGATGTTGGAGCACCAGATTTTAGAGAATCTAATAGGTTATTCTTCTTATTTTGGGAAGCTTGTAAAGCTGATCAAAGATGTTATGGGATGTGTTATTTAAAAAATAGACGTTCTGGATTTTCTTTTATGGCTTCAGGAGAAGTTGTTAATATGGCAACAATCTCTAGTGACAGTAGGTATGGTATATTATCTAAATCAGGTGCTGATGCTAAAAAAATGTTTACCGATAAGGTTGTACCAATATCAGTTAATTATCCTTTCTTTTTTAAACCGATTCAAGATGGTATGGATCGACCTAAAACAGAATTAGCATATAGGGTTCCAGCTTCTAAATTTACTAGACGTAATATAACTTTAACCTCAGAAGAAGCTTTTAAGTTAGAACTACAAGGATTAGATACAACTATTGACTGGAAAAATACCGGAGATAATGCTTATGATGGTGAAAAATTAAAAATATTAGTTCACGATGAATCTGGTAAATGGGAGAGACCTAATAACATATTAAATAACTGGAGGGTTACAAAAACCACTTTAAGACTTGGTAGTAGAATTATCGGTAAGTGTATGATGGGATCAACATCTAATGCTTTAGATAAAGGAGGGGATAATTTTAAAAAATTATATTATGATTCAGATGTTACACAAAGAAACAGCAACGGACAGACTCGTTCGGGACTATATAGTTTGTTCATACCTATGGAATGGAACTACGAAGGATACATTGATTCTCATGGCTTACCTGTCTTCGACACTCCAAAAACCCCAATTGAAGACCCACACGGTTTAAAAATAAAACAAGGTGTTATAGAATACTGGCAAAATGAAGTAGATGGTTTAAAACAAGATCAAGATGGTTTAAATGAATTCTATAGACAATTCCCAAGAACAGAAGAACACGCTTTTAGAGATGAAGCTAAATCTTCTTTATTTAATTTAACAAAAATATACGAACAAATAGATTGGAATGCTGATCTAAAAAATAGTAACGTTATAACTCAAGGTAATTTCTATTGGTTGAATGGTGTAAAAGACACTCAAGTTATATTCACACCACATAAAAATGGAAGATTTTTTATTTCTTGGGTTCCTCCAATTGAATTACAAAATAAAGTAACTGTTAAAAGAGGATTAAAATATCCAGGAAATGAACATTGTGGAGCTTTTGGATGCGATAGCTATGATATATCGGGAACTGTAGACAGTAGGGGATCAAATGGATCTTTACATGGTCTTACTAAGTTTTCTATGGAAAACGTACCTCCTAATCATTTCTTTTTAGAATATATATCTAGACCACAAACAGCTGAAATATTCTTTGAAGATGTTTTGATGGCTTGTATATTTTATGGAATGCCAATATTAGCGGAAAATAATAAACCTAGGCTTTTATATTATTTTAAAAGAAGAGGTTATAGAGGTTATTCTATGAATAGACCTGATAAAATTTACAATAAATTATCTGTAACCGAAAGAGAGATTGGTGGAATACCTAACTCTAGCGAAGATATTAAACAGGCTCATGCGGCTGCTATAGAATCTTATATAGAAGATTATGTGGGTTTGATGCCTAGTGGTGAATATGGAGATGTATATTTCCAAAGAACATTAGAAGACTGGGCTAAATTCAATATAAATAATAGAACATCTCATGATGCCTCTATTAGTTCAGGCCTTGCAATAATGGCTTGTAATAAAAATAAATACAGACCAAATCCTATAGTTGAAAGAAAAGTTTATGATTTAGGGTTTAAAAAATACAACAACAAAGGATCAATGTCAAAAATAATTGAATAAATGAAAATATATACTAATTCAAATAGTGCTTTTCCAAGTCAGGTAGTACCAGACGCAGAAAAAGCTTCGTGGGAGTATGGATCTCAAGTAGCATCCGCTATTGAAACTGAATGGTTTAATCAAGGTAGAACTAATGGTAATAGATATTTAACTAGTTGGAATAATTATCATCATTTAAGATTATATGCTAGAGGTGAACAACCAGTGCAAAAGTATAAAGATGAGTTATCTATAAATGGTGATTTATCTTATCTTAATTTAGACTGGAAACCAGTACCTATATTATCTAAATTTGTAGACATTGTGGTTAATGGTATTTCTAATAGAGAATTTGACATAAAAGCTTACGCACAAGATCCTGAATCAGTTAAAAAAAGATCTGAATACGCTAACGCTGTTGCTCAAGATATGTTTGCTCAAGATCAAATAAATAAAGTTAAAAATTTATTTGGTATAGACGCTTCTCAATCTGATATTCCTGCAGATCAACTTCCATCAACAATGGAAGAGTTAGAATTACATATGCAACTCACATATAAACAAAGTATTGAAATTGCAGAAGAAGAAGCAATTTCTACAACCCTTGCAAAAAATAAATGGGAATTAACAAAACGAAGACTAAATGAAGATTTAGTTGTTTGTGGTATTGCTGCTTGTAAAACAAATTTTAATAAAGCTAATGGTATCACTGTTGATTATGTTGATCCAGCTTATTTGATATATTCTTACACAGAAGATCCAAATTTTGAAGATATATATTATGTAGGTGAAGTTAAGTCTATAACTATTCCTGAACTTAAAAAAGAATTTCCTCATATATCTAACAAAGAATTACAACGTATTCAAGAAATGCCTGGTAATAGACAGTATATAACTGGTTGGGGTAATTATGATAACAATACCGTGCAGGTTATGTATTTTGAATATAAAACTTACATGAATCAAGTTTTCAAATTAAAACAAACTGAAAACGGTTTGGAAAAAATTATTCAAAAAACTGATGAATTTAATCCTCCTCCAGCTGACACTTATAATAAAGTTTCAAGATCTATAGAGGTATTATATAGTGGTGCTAAGGTATTAGGTACTGATACCATGTTGAAGTGGGAACTTGCTCAAAATATGACAAGACCTGCGTCTGATACTACAAAAGTAGAAATGAATTACGGTATTGTAGCACCAAGAATGTATAAAGGTAGAATTGAATCTTTAGTTAGTAAATGTACTGGTTTTGCAGATATGATTCAATTAACGCATTTAAAAATGCAACAAGTATTGGCTAGAATGGTTCCAGATGGAGTATTCTTAGATATGGATGGTTTAGCTGAAGTTGATCTAGGAAACGGTACTAATTATAATCCAGCAGAGGCATTGAATATGTATTTCCAAACTGGTAGTATTGTTGGTAGATCCTTAACACAAGACGGCGAATTAAATAGAGGTAAAGTTCCTATTCAAGAATTAAACTCTACAGCTGGTGGTGCTAAGTTACAAAGTCTAATACAAACATATCAATATTATCTACAAATGATAAGAGACGTGACCGGATTAAATGAAGCTAGAGATGGTAGTATGCCAGATAAAGATGCTTTAGTTGGTTTAGCTAAAATGGCCGCTAATCAGTCTAACATTGCTACTAAACACATTAATCAAGGTAGTTTGTATCTAGCTTTAAGAATATGTGAAAACATTGCGTTAAAATTAGTAGATGTTTTAGCTTTCCCATTAACTCATAATGCTTTAATAGAAAGTATTTCTCTTTATAATGCCCAAACTTTAACTGAGGTTAGTAACTTAAATCTTCATGATTTTGGTATTTTCTTAGAATTAGAACCAGACGATGAGGCTAAAGCAATGTTAGAACAAAATATACAAATAGCTTTACAAGCACAGGGTATTGATTTAGAAGATGCTATTGATATTAGACAAATTAAAAATCTTAAACTTGCTAATCAATTATTAAAACAAAGACGTAAAAAGAAAATTGCAAGGGATCAAGCTCAACAACAAAAAATGATTGAAGCTCAGGCTCAAGCTAATGCTCAAGCTTCAGAAGCCGCTGCAGTTGCAGAGGTTCAAAAAAATCAAGCTATTACTGAAAGCAAGGTTCAAATAGAACAAGCAAAGTCTCAGTTTGAAATGCAGAGAATGCAAACAGAGTTACAAGTAAAACAACAATTAGCTGCTCAGCAGTTTGGTTATGATTTACAATTGGCTCAAGTAAAGGTAGGTGCTGAAGGAACAAAGGAAAGCGAAATAGAAGATCGTAAAGACAAAAGAGTTAAGTTACAAGCAACTCAACAAAGTAAACTAATAAATCAAAGACAGAATAATTCTGGTCCAGTTGATTTTGAAAATCAAAGTAACATAGGTGTAGATTTACAACAATTTATGCCTAAAGTTTAAATTAATCATATAATATTTTATCATGTCAGAAAAACAAGAAACAAATAAACCTGTTAAACAGGAGGGTGACTTTAAAATAAAGTCAAAAAAACCTAAAAACTTAGGACACATGAGTAGTAATGAACCTATAAAAGTAGATTTAAATAAACCAGAAGCAACTGGTGATATTAAACCTGAGGTTATTAAAGCTAATGTACCAAGTGATGTAATTAAAAAAGAAGAAGACAATGCCATTCGTATCGGAGAAACAGGAGGAATTCCTGAAAATAAACAAGCCGGAGATTTGGTTGAAGTGGAAGAACAAGTATCAGAGCCCAGCTCCGTTTCTGAAGAACCTTCACCAATCAAAGAAGTAACCGAAGAAGAAAAAAAAGAAGTAAAGGAAATTAAAAAAGAAGTTGTAGAAGCTAAAAGAGATGAGCAAGTTCTAGGAAAACCTTTACCAGAAAATATTGAAAAACTAGTTTCATTTATGGAAGAAACTGGTGGCACCGTAGAAGAATACGTTGCTTTAAACAAAAATTATTCTGAACTTGATAACTCTCAAGTTTTAAAAGAATATTATTTAAAATCTAAACCACATCTTGATTTAGAAGAAATATCTTTCTTAATGGAAGATAATTTTCATTTTGATGAAGAAGTGGACGAACCGCGAGAGATTCGTAAGAAAAAGCTCGCGTATAAAGAAGAAGTTGCAAAAGCTAAACAATACTTAGAAAGTTCTAAACAAAAATATTACGATGAGATCAAGTTGAGACCAGGCGTAACACAAGAACAACAAGAGGCGGTAAGTTTTTACGACCGATACAAACAGCAGCAAGAAACTGCTCAACAATTACACGGTGACTTTAGAGATAATACCAAAAAGCTCTTTAGCAAAGATTTCAAAGGTTTTGATTTCGAAGTTGGGGATAAGAAGTTTAGGTATGGAGTTAAAGATCCTGTGAAAGTTGGCGAAACTCAAGTGGATGTTAAAAATTTTATTAATAGATTCAGTAATGATGATGGTAAAATTACAGATCCAAGTGGGTATCATAAGGCAATGTACGCTGCGATGAATGCTGATAAGATCGCTCATCATTTTTATGAACAAGGAAAAGCTGATGGCATTAAAAATGTTATTGATAATTCCAAGAATCCAGCTAAAGACGGACCTAGGCAAGTTGCTGATGGAAATGTATTTGTGAATGGATTAAAAGTAAAATCGATTAGTGGATTGGACTCAACAAAACTTAGAATAAAAAAACGAAAATTTAACTAATTAAAAATTAATAAATTATGGCTTTAAGTCCTCAATTTGGGAGTATAACTCCCTCACAAGGTCAGCAAATTCTAACAAACAACTATTTAAACTTTACTGGTGGTGCAAATGATTTTGCTCAACAATATTTACCAGAGCTTTATGAGCAAGAAGTAGAAAGATATGGTAACAGAACGTTATCAGGTTTTTTAAGAATGGTTGGTGCAGAAATGCCTATGACCTCTGACCAAGTAGTTTGGTCTGAACAAAATAGACTACACATTGCGTATAATAATTGTACATCTGCTTCAGGTGCTGGAACAGTAACAATTCCTGTTACAGCTGCTAATGCTGCAATTCCAATTATAAACGTTATATCTCCAGGCGCTACTATCGTAGTTATGGATAACTTTGGTAACGAAGCAAAATGTTTCGTTAGAATATCTGATACTACACCAGCTGGTGGAGGTAATAACCCAGGAAGACTAACTGTAGAACCTTATGGTTTTGCTAATTTAGCTGCTGCGGGTCTTGCTGACGGTGCTGGTAAAAAGATATTTGTTTACGGTTCTGATTTCCAAAAAGGAACAGCTACAGGTAACGGTGTATCTGGTGTTAACACTTACGCTGCTGCAGCTAACCCTATGGTTACTGTAGACCCTAACTTTACTCAATATTCTAACTCTCCTATTATCATTAGAAGTCAATATACTATCAATGGTTCTGACACTGCTCAGATCGGTTGGGTAGAAGTTGCTACTGAAGATGGAACTGGAGGTTACCTTTGGTATCTAAAAGCTGAGTCTGAAACAAGACTTAGATTTGAAGATTACCTAGAAATGGTAATGGTAGAAGGTGAGTTAAGTGCAGGTGGTCCTGGTGCTTTAACTGGTCAAACTGCTGGTACTCAAGGTTTATTCTCTGCTATTAACGCAAGAGGTAACGTTGAAGTTGGTTTCACAGCCGCTGCTGGTATTGACGCTTTTGACGCAATTCTTAAAAACCTTGACACTCAAGGAGCTATTGAAGAAAACATGTTATTCTTAAACAGAAGCACTGCTTTAGATTTTGATGATATGTTAGCTTCTATCTCTGGAGGTTTCGCTGGTGGTGTTGCTTTTGGATTATTTGAAAATTCAGAAGAAATGGCACTTAACTTAGGTTTCTCAGGATTCAGAAGAGGTTCTTATGACTTTTACAAAACTGACTGGAAATACTTAAACGACGCTTCTACGCGTGGTGCTTTAACTGGACCTGCTTCTATTGAAGGAGTTTTAGTTCCTGCAGGTACTTCAACAGTTTATGATCAGATTTTAGGTACTAACATTAGAAGACCTTTCTTACACGTAAGATATAGAGCTTCTCAAGCTGACGATAGACGTATGAAGTCTTGGTTAACTGGTTCAGTAGGTGGTGCTTTCACTTCATCTTTAGATGCAATGGAAGTTCACTTTTTATCTGAAAGATGTTTAGTAGCTCAAGCTGCTAATAACTTTGTATTATTCAAAGGAATCTAGTGATTCAATTATAATAACTATCCCTGTCTTCGGGCAGGGGTAATTATTTTTTTAAACTATTTAATTATATTATATTATGAAAAAACAAAAAATAACTCAACCTGAAGGTTGGGAAATAAAAGATAGAAATTACTATTTAAGTGGTAATGCTTCTCCTTTAACATTTACTATACCAAGTAGACATACAAAAAAACATCCATTATTATGGTTTGATGAAGAACTAGGTGCTCAACGTGAACTACGTTATGCAACTAACCAAGCTTCTGTGTTTGTTGATGAACAAAAAGGTGAGGCTACAATGGGACATATAACCTTTAAAGATGGTGTATTAGCAGTTCCAAAGAAAATGCAGAATTTGCAAAAAATGCTTTCTTTATATCACCCATTAAAAGGACATAGATACAAAGAATTACTACCTCAAAAAATAGCTGTTGATGAATTACAGTATTTAGAATATGAAATAGAAGCTTTAAACGCTGCTAGGGATATGGATATTGATCATGCAGAAGCTATTTTAAGAGTAGAAATTGGTTCTCAAGTTACAAAACTAAGTTCAAAAGAAATAAAAAGAGATTTATTATTATTTGCTAAACAAAATCCTCAGTTATTTGTGGAGTTAGCTAATGATGAAAATGTAATGTTAAGAAATTTTGGTATTAGAGCCACAGAAGCTGGTATAATATCTTTATCACAAGACCAAAGATCATTTACTTGGGTTAGCAATGATAAAAAATTAATGACAATTCCATTTGATGAAAATCCTTATTCAGCGTTTGCTGCTTTCTTGAAAACAGATGAAGGAGTTCCAGTATTTAAGTCGATAGAGAAAAAACTTAAATAGCATGTAATACTAGTATTGGGTCCGTTTAGGCGGACCTAATATTATAATAAAAAAAATAAAATGGCAATAAACGTAGATCAAGTCTATAAAACAGTCTTATTAATTATAAATAAAGAACAAAGAGGTTATTTAACTCCAGATGAGTTTAACAAATTAGCAACTCAAGTTCAATTAGAAAAAATAGACACATATTTTGAGACTATAAATCAACAAATACGTGTGCCTCAAAACGATAGCGAATACGGTGATCGTTATAAAAGTGTACAAGAAAAATTAGATGTATTTAAAACAATAGGAACTTGTGCATATACTGCGCCAGCTGGTACTACACCTGGCTATTTTTCGCCACCATCTTCTTCAGGAGTGGCTAGTGGAACACAACTCTTGTCTTCTACTAATGGACAAATATCATTTCCCTTAACAACTATAACTCAAGCACAGGTAGAGCAAAGTAATGTTACAGTAACTTACTTAGGCGCTGCTTATGCTAATTATAATATAACAGGAGGTAACTTTAATTTAACAGCAGGTGCTTTAGCTACTGGAGCTGCTAATAATATTGTAATAACTTTATATCCTAAAGATTTTTACAAACTAGGTACTGTGTTATATAGAGATGATAGAGCTGTAGAACCTATACAAAGAAATGAACTTGCTATGCTAAACATGTCACCAATAAGTAAGCCAACGGATTACTTCCCTATTTACTTGTATGAAAATAATAGAATTATAATACATCCTCAAACTATAGCAACAAACGTACAAGCTTCATATATTAGAAAACCAGCAGATGTAATGTGGAATTTTGATTCTTCTGCGGGATACTATGTATATAACCCAACTACGTCAGTGGATTTTGAATTAGAAGATACTGAACAAACAGATGTTATATTACAAATACTTTTATATGCTGGAGTTGTTATAAAAGATCCACAAATAGTTCAAGCTGCTTCTCAAGAAATAGCTATGGAAAAACAAAACGAAATAATATAATAACAAATGGCAATACAACCACCTAGCGACGGACTCATAACTGAAAATGCACAACAGTATTATCAAGGCTCACAAGGTTTTAGAGGGGATAACGGTAATTCTACAAATCAAGAATTTGTTACAGACTTTGACACGGATTTAATATTAGGTAGTAGTACTAGTTGGAACCCAACTGATAGTGACTATGGGTTAAATAATTTTAAAGTTTATACAAGTACTAGTGGAGCTGCTGGATCATGGTCTGAATGGATTACACAATTAGAAGTAACTAATGGTAAAACTATTAAATTAGTTGCTCAACCTGGAGCTAATGCTTTTATAGTAGTTCAATTAAAAATATTAACAGGTGGAAAATATGGAAATACTGAAGCTGATAAAGCTTATGGTCAAGAAGTAGAAGATAATTATGGAAGTTACCAATATGTAAAACTAAATGATATAGTTAGTAATTTCTTAGTAGGTTACGTTGGTGAACAAAAATTACTACCTAAAGTTAAAAGAACAGACGTTATATTTCATGCTAAAAGAGCTTTACAAGAATTTAGTTATGATACTTTAAAAAGTATTAAATCTGCTGAATTAACAATACCAGCTTCTTTAACTTTAACTCTTCCTCAAGATTTTGTAAACTATGTAAGAATGTCTTGGATAGATCAACTTGGTGTTAAGCGAATTATATATCCAGCTAATAATTTAACTATTAGCCCTTACTATACTCAAATTCAAGATTCAGCTGGGTCACCTACCCAAGATCAATGGGGTAATGATATAGAAGGAACACCTATTACTCAAGACAGATGGCACACCGCTAATGACAGATTTATAAATGGTAATTTTAATACAAATGATTGGACTAATGATATGTGGGCTTATAACTGGGATTATACTGGAGCATGGCAAGGTGCTAGTTGGGGTCAATTATATGGTAATGAACCACAATACTCTCAAGTAAATGGTTGGTTTAACTTAAACGAACGTGAGGGTAAAATATCTTTTTCTAGTAATTTATTAGATAAGATGATTGTATTAGAGTATTTATCAGATGGTTTAGCATATGACTTAGATAGTAGAGTGCCTAAGTTAGCCGAAGATGCTATTTATGCTTATATTTTATACTCAATAATTTCAGGTAGAATAAACCAACCTGAATACATGGTACAGAGATTACGTAGAGAAAAAAGTGCTAAACTAAGAAATGCAAAAATTAGATTATCTAACATTAAACTAGATGAAATAGTTCAAGTAATGAGAGGTAAATCTAAGTGGATTAAAAATTAAATATGGCTGAAATTAAAAATAGTTTTATTGGGTCTAAGATGAATAAAGACCTTGATGAAAGACTAATACCTAACAACGAATACAGAGACGCTTTAAATGTAGCAGTATCTAGATCAGAAGGAAGTGACGTTGGTTCATTAGAAGCTATTTTAGGTAATACCAAAAAAGTAACTTTACCTACAAAAGAAAAAGTAATAGGTCATTTTGTAGATAATACTAATAATGTAGTGTACTTTTTTACCACAGATTTTAGTCCAACTACAGCTACAGAACAAATCAGTTCTTCTAACAAATGTACTATATCAATGTATAGTGCTTCTAGTGGTAACTCTAGTGTTTTAGTAAGTGGTTTTTGGTTAAACTTTGCTACTAATGCTAGAATGAATGGTGTTGATTTAATTGAAAATTTATTATTTTTTAGTGATAATAGAAATCAACCAAGAAAAATTAATGTAACCACAGCGGCAAGTGATTCAAATTACTACTTCAATGAAGATCAAATTTCCGTAGCTAAATTTGCTCCTTATATAGCACCAGCATTTATTAATTTAAGATCAAATAATCAACTACAGCCATCTACCATGTCAGATGCTAGTGATCCGTTACAAACTGAAATTGGTGTTAATACTTATTCTTCTGTAAACTTAGATGTTTCTAAATATAAGAATGGAGATGCTATTCCTAGAGCTCAAACACCTGCAGAGTGGACAACAGCTAACGCTAATCAACAAGGGGCGTGGTGTTATTATGACAACGATTTAGGTAACGGGGTTGTTTATGGAAAATTATATAATCATTGGGCTGTGATAGACACAAGAGGTTTAGCTCCTAATGGTTTTTCAATAATGAGTTCAGCTGATTGGACTGATATAACAGGTGCTTCAGATCCTGCAGAAAGATTAAAATCTCAAGAATTATGGTCTGCTAATGAAGGAACTGACACGACTGGTTTTGATGCTTTACCCGCTGGCTTTAGAGAACACACGGCTAATGTTAATGCTTTTCAAGAAGTATTAAATAAAACAAGATATTGGACTAGTGAATCTACACCTAAATATGTAGAAATGGTTAGTAGTGCTCAAACCCTAACACAAAACACTTCTGGTAACGAAGCATTGGCAATAAATGGATATTCTGTAAGGTTAAAAAGAAACGCAGGTTATAACGGTTGGAATGGAGATCCTGATTATTTAACTGATAAATTTGTAAGATTTAGTTATAGATTTAAATTTGATGATAATGAGTATTCAGTAATTGCTCCATTTAGTCAAGATGTTTTTATACCGCAACAAGAAGGTCAATTTTTAAATGAAGATGAAACTCAAGCTTTTGTTACTACAGTTGTAGAATTTATGCAGAACTCTGTTAATAATGCTGTATTAAACATTGAACTACCTAGTTTAAATATACTAAATGATTATAAGGTTAAAGCTATTGATATAATATTTAAAGAATCTGATACACAAGCTTATCAAGTTTTAGAATCAGTTGCTGTAGATAGTAGTTTTATAAGTAATTTAAATAATACTAATATTTTCCAGTATGAATATCAATCTACTTTACCTATAAAAACATTACCATCAGATGAAACAACAAGAGTTTTTGATAAAGTTCCAGTAACCTCAAGAGCCCAAGCAACTTCGGGTAATAGAATAATGTATGGTAATTATGTAGAAGGTAAAAGTGGACAACCTGGTTTAGATTACTTTGTAGATGTAGCAGATAAAAACAATATAGTATATACAGAGTATCCTCAACATTCTTTAAAACAAAATAGAAACTATCAAGTAGGTGTAGTTTTAGCAGATAAATTTGGTAGACAAACTGATATTATTTTATCTAACTATGATAACTTGTTAGATGCTAATGGTAATCCTCAACCCGGATCTAATGTATTTAGTGATTATAATACTGTAGGTTTCAATGAAGATGTTCCTGGTTGGAATGGAGATAGTTTAAGGTTAAACTTTAACAGTATAATACCAGAATCTATTAATGCTAATAATATTTCAGGTTATCCTGGAGCTTATGCTGTAGGTAGTTATTATACTATAGCTACAGGCGCTATAGCTTATCCTATATTTTTTAGAGATTGGTCTACACAACAAATAACAGCTATAGCTAACCAAAACGTATTTGATTTTACAGGTTTAATTTACGCGGATATTGCTCCTACCGCTAATACATTTAATGTTTATAGAAATCAAGATGATGGATGGGTTAAATTAACTTTAACTACAGATTATTTAATTACAGACAATAGTAATTCACCTAGAGTCACATTGAAAGGACCTGTTACTGCAACAGCATTAACAAGTTTAATAACAACTAACACAGCAAACGGTACAAATGGTGATTATACTGGTATCGTAGGTGTAACAAGTGGATTTACTACAAACTCAGCTACTGGTAGTGGTTTAGCAATAACAGTTACAATTTCTGGTAACGCAGCTACAGCTGTAGTGGTTACTGCTCAGGGTAGTGGATTTTTGCCAAACGATACTATAAGTATAGCTTCAAGTGTTATAGGTGGTAGCGCAACAGTTGTGTGTACTTTAAATGCCGCGAGTTTAGGTTCTACTAATGTAGGTGATGTAATAAAAGCTGAATTACTATATACTACAAATAATTACTATAAATATACTACAGGTACAACTAACGCGGCTCAACCTTTATTTCCTGACTTTGCAACTACTTATCAAAATTATTTTGCAATAAATAAAGTTTTACCTGGAAAATATATAGACTATACTACAATAAAATCTGTAACTCCTAGCGGAAACCCTGTAGTTTCTGTATCTCTTTATACTGATTATGAAGTTGCGGAAAAATATATGTTTGATCAAACTGGAACAGGTAGACCTGAACCAGCATTATTAATAGCTGATCTACCTAGGATATACGCTACTTATGATATTAATGTAGATGGATTTTATAGTTATAGAATAGGTGTAAAACAAAAACAACAAGATTATTACAATGTCTATTTACCAGGTATAGTTAATGGTTATCCAATACAAGGCGAAACTAAAGAACTTGGTGAAACAGCTTTTATTACACTAATAAGTGATAATATTAATAAGGTCCCCAGAAACTTACAAGATGTAGGTCCTTTACAAAATCAATTTACAAGTGATATTAGATTATTTGGTAGAGTTACAAATACAGTAAACAGTACTAGTAACCCTAAATATTATAATACACAATTTGATCCTTTGTCATCACCTGATTCTGTTAGTTTAGTTGGTACTGTAAAAGATGTTTTCCCTGATGTAACTTCAACTGCTGCTACACCAGGTGATATAGAGTCTAACTGTATATATGATTTTAATACAAAACCATATATATCTAAAATTGCTACCCAAAAAACTATAGGAATTCCTGAAACAGCTTATAATAACCCATCTGGATCATATCCTTATCCTGGAAACATGGGATTAGCTGTTTATGAAACCTCTCCTTTTGTTTCTCAATTAGAATTATTTTACGAAGCTAGCACAACTGGATTAATATCAGATTTAAATTATGATATACAAAACGTCGCAACTGGTATAACTGGTATTAGTGTAACATCAGAAGAGTTTAGTGAAGATTACGCAGCTGGTACTAGAATAACAGAAGATTTCTTTCCTTTATCAGGAGGACAAATAGTTACCACAGCTACCGCTGAGTTGTTGAGTATATTTAACTACAATTCTACTCCTCCTCATGATTTAAATTTAATTAATTATGCAGAAGGTGCTAACAAAAAATTTAGTTTATTACCGGGTAGTCAAACTGGAAGTTATTATATAGCTACTTTTGATACATTTTATGCTGGTGGAGTAAGTGAACCAGATCACTGGACGCAATACCCTGGTCAATACTTAGTTACAATTAAATACACAGAAGCTAGTGGTGATACTGTTAATCAAACAATGACTTTACAACTTGTTAATTCAGCACCAGTTGCTGTTTCTGGTTTACCACCTGTATTAGGTCCTAGTCCAGCTTCAGGCGCTGTTCTTTATAATATAAATAATTCCCCAATGGGTTATAATGGTAGCGCAACTCCAGCTCCTTCCTCTACAAATGCTGGTGATTCATCTAATGCTACTTTTGATCCAAGCAATGGGTATGGGTGGAGTGTTGTAGAAGCAAGAAAATATTTAGGATCATCTACTAGCCCACAAACAGTTTGGACAACATATATGACTGGAGCAGGTTATCCTGTTAAATTAACAAATAGTGGTACTGTTAATGGTAGTGCTTTAAGATTTGAACTTAAATCAAATGGAACTAATGGTATTATTCAAGGATCAAGGTTTGAAGTAGATATGCAACTTACTGACACAGCGGGAGCTACAATGGCTCAGGTGATGACTGTAAGTTGGTCGATTGGAGTTAGTACTTTTGGTAACGTAGTAGCTGCAGCTTATACTAGTGGTACAGGTTATACTACTAATGATACAACAATGGTTTCTAATGCAAATATGTCTTCAAACTCCACAACTGGATTATATCCAAGATTTATAGGTCAATTACAAAACTGGACAGATCAAACCCAATATCTATATGCTAAGTTAAAATGGACTAGTGGAACAAATACTGGTTTTATAGTTAGAGCGGGTAATGTTACATATGCTGATACATTTAATGGTGGTAATCAAAAAGTAGGTGAAAGATTAAACGCTAGTACAGGTAATTTAATTGCTGCTTCTCAAATTCAATCAACTAGTACAGCTGGAGAATATTGGATAAATATAGCAGTGTTAGATGCGTTTATGGCTGGGTTGTCTACAGCTCAAAAAAATACACAATTAAACGCTGGAGTAAGACCGGGTCAAACTAATCTTGGTGGGTTAGGAACTTTACCAGTTTATGATTATAAAAATTCAGCATTAGTTAATTTTGCTATTAGTGTTGAAGGAGCGTCACCAGCTAATAATGCTGTTTTACCTCCTAATACAAGAAATAGTTTAGCTGGTTATAGTGGTGTACAATTACAATTATGGTATAGTACAACTAACCAAGTACCGGGACCAGTCGCGCCCGCTAACGCAGTTCAAATAGCTAGTACTCAAACACCAACGCTTCCATTTTTCCCATCAACACCTGGTGGTACAAACTTTGCGGTATCTCCTACAGGTACAGGTGCTAGTGCGGCTCAAGGACCAATTAGTTAAAAATCAAAAAAAACAAGTAATAATAAAAGTATATGCCAGTTATAGTTCAAATAAAATATTATAACACTTATTTATTAAAGAGATTATCTAAAGCTGCTGAACCAAGTTATAATTGGTATGTGGAAGAATCTAGAATAAGAGGTGGGTATAATAATACGCAAACAGGTTTAGCACCTAGAGCATTTTTAGTATCTGAAGATAACTTACAGCAATCTTTAGGTAATTCTATTATTTATTCTGGTGTGTTTAATTCTAGAACTGGTACTAATCAATCCAACGTGTTTCCTTCAGGTCAAGATATAACTAGATCTGTAGATCCTGGTAAAGGTACTATACAAAAGTTATATGCAGAAAATACAAACTTAACTATATTCCAAGAGCGAAAAGTAAATAGAGCTTTAATAGATAAAGACGCTATATACTCTGCTGAAGGTCAACCTATGACTACTAGTAGTAATTTAGTTATAGGACAAATACAACCTTACGCGGGTAATTTTGGAATAGCTACTAATCCAGAATCATTTGCTGTTTATGGATATAGAAAATACTTTACAGACGCGGCTCAGGGAGCTGTTTTAAGGTTGTCTCAAGATGGTTTAACAGAAATATCTAATTATGGTATGTATGATTATTTTAGAGATAAACTAGGAGTATTATCTAGTGGTGATGCATTGGGTTCATGGGACATACATCAGAAGAGTTATGTATTATCTTTACAACCTTCTTCAGATGGTAAATCACAACTGTATGAAAACGAAACTTTATATTTTGACGAAAAAATAAATGGTTGGTCTGGTAGAATGAGTTTTGTTCCATGTGATATGTTTAGTGTTCAAAATAAGTTTTTAACTAGTTATTATGAGGAGGGTAGTAATCATAATGGTATATATGAGCATTACTCAACCGATGTTAATAGGGCTAATTTTTACAGCACACAATATGATTCAACTATAACAAGTGTGTTTAATAAAATGCCTTCTTTAATTAAAACATTCCAAACTATTAATTATGAGGGTGGAGAAAATTGGTCAATGGAAAGTTTTGTAACAAATGGTACGGGCGAAGCTCCTAATACAAATCAATATACAAATGAAGATTCAGCTAACGCAGTTACTCCATATACAATGCCTACTACTTTAGTACAATTAGAAAATAATTATTTAAAGAATGAGTTTAAAAAGAAAGAAGATAAGTATTTTGCTAATTTAATAAACACAACAGCGTTTACTCAAGGTGAGGTTATATATGGCGGAAATGTTTCCGGTGTTAAAGGATATTTTGCTACAGTAAAAATGAGTGCTAAAAATTCAGCTACATCTGGAAGTAATGAATTATTTGCTATTAGTACAAATTATAAAGAATCTTCTTATTAAATCAAATTAAATGAATAAATTTAAATTACGTCGATTAAACGACGATGATTATGAAACGCTAGTTTCATGGTGGGATTGGTGGCCTGGATGGGTTGCTCCTGTTAAAACTATGTTACCAGATGATGGTAAAGGAGGTTTTATGGTAGAAAAAAACAATATCCCTATATGTGCTGGTTTTCTTTATCAAACTAATTCTGAATTAGTTTTATTAGAATGGATTATTTCTAATCCAAAATATAAAGATTCAGACAGAAAAGATGCATTAGAGTATCTTATAACAGGTTGTGAAGCTATTTGTAAGCAAGCTGGAAGAGTTCATATGTTTACTATATGTAGGCATAAAAGTTTAATTAATATACATAAAAAATTAGGATGGTTGGTAGATGACAAACCATCTTATGAATTACTAAAAAATTTATAAATTATGGCAGCATTTACAGCGATAGCAGGAGCGGCAGTCGGCCTAATAGGTGGAGCGGTTCAAGCAAACCAAGCAAAGAAAGCAGCAGGAAGAGCAGGAAATGCCGCTGCTAGAGCAAGAGCTTCAATGAATAGAATAAGAAACTCAAGGCAGGCGATTACAAATCCCTATGCTGGTGTTACAGATCTTTCTCATTTAGCAAAAGATTTAAGTAGCATGGTTAGTAACCCTTTTAGTAGTTTAGGAGTTGCAACTCAAGCTGCAGAAATAAAAATGGAACAAGCTGATATTGCTTTAGCAAATACTATGGATACATTAGCTACTACTGGCGCGTCTGCTGGTGGGGCAACTGCTTTAGCCCAAGCTGCTTTAGCCTCTAAGAAAGGAGTTGCTGCAACTATTGAAACTCAAGAAGCTCAAAATGAAAAATTAAGAGCACAAGGAGAAGCAACGATGGAGCAAATGAAAATGCAAGAGGCACAAAGAATACAAGGTATACAAATAGGCGAAGGTGGAAGAGTACAAGCTGCAAGGGGTCAAGGTGAAGCGATGATGATGCAAATGCGTGAAGAAAGATCTAATGCTGATTTAGATTATGCTGCTGGACAAGAATCACAAGCTATGGCTAATCAAGCCGCAGCTAATCAAGCACAAGCCGCAGCTTGGGGTAGTGCTATTAGTGGTTTAGGAGGTAGTTTATCTGCATTAGGTTCTACTACAGATACCGCTACCGGTGGTGTGGTTAATAATTATTACGGTTAAAATAAAATTATGGGATATAGAAATCAACCAATTATAGAAGACTTTTACGGAGCCAAAGCGGGTTCTGATGCTATGAGTAAAGGTATTGCAGACCTAGCAGCTGGTATAACTAGTTGGGCAGCTACTAGAGAAGCACAAAGAAAAATTGCAAAAAAAGAAAACGAGGATTTCGGTAAATTAGTTGGGTCTGCTAGTATTAGACAAAATGAAATATACATGGGTTTAAAGGAAAAACCATATCCAGGATTAAGCCCAACCTTAACAGACCAAGCGCTGGAAGAAATAGAAGACGGAATGTATGGTCCAGATGGATCTATAGCTGCAGAAGCAGCTTTAAAAAGTGGTAAACTTTCTCAAGAGGAAAGAAAAAAATACCAAACTACATTAAATGAATGGAATCAAAAGGTAAAATATTTTACTACAGATTCTGCTTTACTCTTAACTGATAAAGAAGATTACAACACGTCTTTAAGTGATAAAGATAATTATTTTTATCAAGGAGGTGATCCTTTAGAAAGAGAAAAAAGCTTTCTTGCTGCTAGTACAATATATGATCATGCCTTGCCTAAAGGTATAGAATTAATTGATAGAAAAAAAGATGGTAGAAATATTAAGCTTACTTATAAAGTTAAAGCAAACCATCCTCAATTTAAACTTAATAATGAATTCCAAGCCTTACCCGATGATAAAAAAAATCCTGGGTTTAAAATAATATCTTGGGAGCAAGATTTATCAAAATGGAATGGTAATTTTGTGGATAAAATAGGTATTGAAACTCCAGATTATAATAAAGAAGGATTGGAATCAGGTGTTTTACAAAAAAATACAAAAGGTGGTTCAGAGATAGGCCCTCAATTCCAGCATGTACTTTTGCCTGGTGTAGAAAAAACTAAAGATAGTGTTGTTACAACTGTTGATACATGGGTTAATGTAGAAGGGTTTAAAACTTCAATGGAAGCTTTTTCTGACGCCCACTCTGCTGATATATGGGAAGAATTATTATTAAATGAACCATCTGCTATGGCTTATTTATCAAAACACTTAGGTGTCGCTGGAACAAATTGGATGCAGGATTATGTCGATGGAAAGTATACTAAAGACCAGATTAATGCGTTTTTTAAAGATTATGTGCAGGAAGATATGTTAAAAAAGTTTGGTTTAACAGAAGGTCAAGAGACTAATGGTTTAAAATTAGAGAAAAGAAAAATTACTCAATTAGAAATAAATCAATTAAAAGAGGCTGCGGTTCCTGGTGCTGATCAATTAGTGGCAGATAGTGAGCAATATTTTTATAGAGATCAATCAGTAAGTAAAAACACATCATCAAGAAGTTCAGGTGAGAGTCAGACCTCTGCAAACAAAAGAAACGCTATAGCGAAACAATATACTAGACTTATTGATACAGAAGATACTAAAACAGTTTATTCTTCGGGAGCAGCTATTAGAATGAGTGCGCCAAAAGCAAGAGATAGAAGAATAAAATGGGATGGTACTAAATGGGTTCCTCAAGTATATATGACAGTAAGTGCTGACGGTGTTTCAGGTGGTAGTAAGTGGAGATCAGTGAATTACAGTGAAGTAGGAAATACATTCGATGGAAGAACTAAAAGCAATCAAGAATTATACGATTGGTTAGGACATTAATCAAGATTTAAATTTTTATGAAATATATAGATCCAAGTACAGGTAGAGAATACACTGAAGAGGAGTTACTAGAATTAGCTGGTGATATGCCTTTACAAGATTACATTGCAGATAAAGGATATATGCAATTAATGGAAGAAATTGAACCGGTTGCAACAGAGGTTGCTGACCCGGATTTTCAAACAGCCACTGCAAACGAGGGTGTAGGTGTAGTGGCATTCATACCGGAAGCACCCGAGAATACGGCATTAGATTTGGAAACTGCTTCTTTGGAATCAGTTACAGAGCATTTTAAACCAGAAGACCAAATTTATAATGAATTAAAAATTGCAGAGTCAGAATTACAGAAATGGTATGATACTACAGATTTTAATTATGGACCAAGTAAAAAAAGTATAGCTGAAAGAAAAAAACTAGAACAAAACGTAGAGAGTGCTAGAAGAAATTTACAAGCAGCAGATATAGATTTTGAAGTTCCAGAAACTTGGATAGATAAGTCTCAACAACAAGTTATTGATGCTTTAAGAGCTGAATTTCCAGGTATTGTGTTTGATAAAACCGGTGCTAATATACTAACTTATGGTAATGAAATAACAGCTAATTTAGGAGGTGAAAAAGTAAAATTAGATTTAAAACCTTTTACTGAAAAAGGTAGGAAAGAAATTGTAGAAAATTTTGATAAAGTTTTAGCTTACGATAAAATTCAAAAAGCTAATAACTTAGTAAATCAAGGTGCTTTATCTGGTATAATGGATCCTGTTAAAGATGGTATAATTAACTATGAAACAATTAATAAATCTTTAGTTAATACTCCTTATTCTCTTGTAAGATCACATGGAGGAGCAGGTAGAGCAACATATGATTTAACAAAAGATGGAAAAGTTGTTGCTTCAAGTCATGGTGTTAATGAAGACAGTGGTCAATCTATAGACGTTGATGGTATAGAAAACTATATTGCAGAAAATTTTACAGAAAAAGAAACTGCTCAAGTATATTCTACTCTTTATCCTCTTATAAAAACTTTTGCTGAAGAAAAGCAGTTGAATGTTGATAAAAACACTTCAAGAATTCAAGCAGAGTTTGAATCTACTCCAGGTAAGTTCTATAAATCTAACTCATGGGATAAACAGCTGCCACAATATTTAAAAAACTTAGAAAAAGGAGGATATATAGAGGAAGGTCAAGCAGATATTATACTTCAACAACTACAGGATAATATTGATGCTGAAACTATTAATGTGTTAGAAGCTATAGCTAGAGATAATGGTTTTGAAAGCTATGAGGAATATGCTAGAAATGATAATCAAGTAAAAAGATTAGAAGATAGTTGGGTAGCTGATACTTCACCTGAATTAGTACTAAAGAATAATAAAGCAAGAACAATTAAAGATAATTATCTTGAAATATTAAGAGCAGCTATTGATGGTTTTTCTGATGAGCAAAAGTTATTAATTAACGCGGCATTAAATCAACATTTAGAATATAATAAAGAAGATAGAATATCTAGAGAAAGTGAGACTATAGCAGAGAACATACTATATGATAAGACTAGAGAAGAAAGAGAATTACTTCGTATTGGCATGTTGGGCGCAATGGTAGAACCTGATGCTATTAGAGATGATTTAAAGAAAGATGGCGAAATGATAACAAATTATAAAGCTAACGTGAACAATATTTTAGCTGGAGAATTTAATAACATTGCCGAACTAATTAGTGGTATAGAAGGAGTTGAAATTGAAACAAATATAACCACAAACATGGATCAGAATCAAGCTGATTTTTTTGGGGAAGATTTGAGACCAACTTTTAAAATAACTAAATTACCTGAGGATATTACAAAGGAAGATTATAATACACTTTTAGATGCTGAGTTGAAATTATATGAGTTAAATAACACAATGAATAGGCTTCATAATGATTACATTACAACTGTAGAGAATTATGTAGCAAATATAGCAGAATTAGAAACCGCTGTAGAAGATAAAAGTATAGTATATACTGATGAAAGTGGAAAGAAAAAGAATGTAGATGTATTAAGTCTTTGGTCTGACATTAATAAAGAGTATGATTTAGAAGATTTAATGATAAATGATTTTGGATCAGCAACAGCTAGAATAGGTTTAGCCATTCCTACACTATTTGGAAGTGATGCTGCTATGCAGAAAGAACAAAGCTTACAGGCTAGAGAGCGAATGTATATGTCTGTAGGTTCTTATGATGATCCTACTGGTAGTCGTGGTACTTGGGCTTTAAGAACATTTGCTAGTCAATCACCAAATATATTATTAGCAATTGGTACAGGTTCTATAGGTAATACATTAACAAAAAGTAGTGGTATAGTAAAAACAGCTATTGGAACTACTTTTGGAATAACTAGTGGTACAGATAGTTATAGAAGATTAACCTTACAAAGAGATTTATTAGAAGATGCTAAAAAACAAAGAGATCTTTTAAATACAGCTTGGAATGAAGGTAAGGTAGATACATTTACTTATACTCAAGGAATTTTAGATGCTGAGAAAGCAATTTCTTTATATGATATGACTAATAATGAAATATTTGGATCATCATTAGCTACTGGTATTATTGAAGGAACAATAACAAGATACGTGGGTACTTCAAATAATACAATGAAATTTTTAGGAGATGTAAAAGGTAAAGGAGTTCTTGATGTTGTTGATGTTATATTTAAAGGTGGTTGGACTCAGGCTGGTATGTATGGGAAAGAAGCTAGTAAAAGAATAGGTTTAGAAATATTAGAAGAAGAAATTATATACACAGGTACTCAAGCTATAAGTGAAGCATTAATACTAGGAAGAGAAGCGGATTGGAGTCAGTTCGATGACACCGCTATGGTTACTTTAGTAACAGCTGGAGTTTCAAATGGAACTGGAGTAGCTATATCAGGTATAAAAAATTATTACGCAGGGAAAAAATTCAAGGAAGATGTTAATAAGCGTACACAAGGTATTCAAGAGGCTATTGAAGCAATGTCAAATGATCCTAAAAGAAGAAAAGAATTAATAGCTGCAATTACAGAACAATTAAAAGGATTAAATGATGCTAATAATAATTTAGCAGCTGATATACTAGCTGGTGGATCTGATAACGTTGTTAAGATTGTTGGTTTAGAGATATTAAAAAACAATGAGTTAGCTAAAGCAGGTGTAACATCTAATATGAATGAAGATCAAAAAGCTAAACAAATTGAAAAATATAAATCCCAAGAATTAACTGAAGAGGAAGCTAATAGATTTGATCACAAGCTTAGTAGTATTGATTCTCAATTAAACGAGATAAGAGAAGGAGATAAAAATTATGATAAAGCAGAGGAGTTATTAGGAGGTCCTGGTAGATGGGCTAAACAAAAACTTGAAAACAATGATAAATCTTGGAATGATAATTTAAGTAAGAGAGAAGAAGTAGGATTATTAATTGGGGAAATACATCGTATAACTACGAATATGTATATAAATAGAGCTAAATTAGATCCTAATAATGAAAAAGAATGGAATAGATTACAAGCAGAGAGTAATTTTATTGGGCCTTTAAATAAAGACGCAAAAGATAAATGGCTTGAGCAAAGAGGTAAGCACGATATGATGAGAACCACAGGTGCGGTTACATTTATGACAGGTGTTGAAACTAATTTAAAAAAGTTAATGGGTAAAAATATTACTAGAAACCTAGAACATATAGTAATAGAAAAAATAGAAGATCAAGAAGCTGAGTTAGCAAGACTAGCAGAACAAGGTATTATTGATGAAAAGGCTATTCCTGAAATACGTAAAGGATTAAAACAAAATGGTAATGGATTTATTGTAGGTAATAAATATATTGTTTCTTCCGAAAAACAAAGACAAGAAGCTATAGATAATCCTAATAGAATTAGAGCTGGTGTCGTTGTTTATCATGAGTTTATTCATGCTATAGATAATTCATATTTTAGAAATACAAAGGAGTTTAATATTTATGCTACAAATCTAAAATTAGGGTTGTCTAATACTAAAAATAAAGAATATAATTTTATTGATTCAATGGCTACTGAGACCGTGAATAAATTATACCCGCAAGATGCGAATAAATCTTGGGAAGATACAAGTGATAAATATAAAGATGAGTACACTAACGAAGCTCAAACTTATGCTTATATGTTTTCTGAACTCGAAGCTAAATTCAAAGAAAATATTTTTGATCAAATATCTAATAGAGTTTGGGATAAAGATATAAATACTGAAGATAGAGCATTAAGCTATATGTTTGGAAATAATGCTGCTTTCCGATCAGGTGAAACCACTTCTAAAGTCGGTAAAAGATTAGGTCAAAAAGGAATAGGTGACGTTAAATATACAAGTGGTAAGAGGCAGGATTCTAGAGAAATAGCTGATAATCTTAATAAAAAGTATGAAGATTTAAAAGATTACCAACCTATTACACCTGAACAAGTGGAAACAATGGTGGCTAAAGTTTCTTCGAGAGCTTGGTCTAAATTTGGTTCAAGAGTTCCTTACAACATAAGAATTCCATACTATGACAGACCTAAGTTTATTAGTCATGCTAGAAGTAAGTTACAAGAGATTGCGACTCAATGGGATCCAGCTAAAGGTACATTTCCTAGTTTTATGGCCAACAGAGGTATGCAAAGAGCTAATAAATTTGTTTCTGACTTAAACGTACCAGATTCTAAATTTAAATTTGAAAGAGCTGATGAAGCTAAACTAGACACAAGAACATCTAAAGTAACTACAGAAAGCGAATTAAAAGAAAGAGCAGAAAGAGAAGCAAAAGAAGAAACACCTCCATTAACTGATAGATTAGTAGGAAAGAGAAAGAAAGAAGCTGTAAGAAAGATTGAAGAACGTTTATCAGATGAGTTAAAGTATAAACTACCAGTATATAATATAGACAAAACTGTTAAACAAAAAACAGACTTTATAAGTGAATTAAGTAAAAATCTACAACTTGGTTTTAAAGACATGATTGATTTCATGGGTGCTAGAAACAAAACAGTAGATGAATATGATCAATGGTTGAGTGAAAACTACGCGGCTCTTCTAGGTCCAAATGGATTAACAACAACTTATCTATCTAAAGCTTTTCCAGAAGCAGTAGAGAAATATGTGAATGGTAAAGGTTGGGTAAGATATGCTGAGTGGAAAGGTAGAAAGAAAGGTAGTAAACCTGGACAAATAGATTTTTATAAATCTACCGACGAAGGTCCATTAGCAGGAAGTACAGCTGGGAATCAAAAAATACGTAGAGTAAAAGATATAAGAAATACTATACCTTTAGCAAAGTTTAAGTCTAAGTACATTAAGTTAAGTACTAACGCAAAAGGCGAACAAGTATTAAAAATACCTCAAATGCCTACAGAAGGCTTAGCTAAGCAGCTAATTCAAGAGGTTGGATTAGATATATTTAATAGAGAAATCCAAAAAGAAAAAAGTGAAATAAAGGATAAATTTCTAGAAAGACAAAAACTTTTTGGAGCTGATGTGTTAGATAATTATGTAGAACAATTAATATATGATGTATCAAGACCTTCTATTAAAAATAGTTTAGCTTTATTAGCTAAAGATGAAGAAAAAATAGCCTTGTGGTTTAAAGATAGATTTAAGTTCTATAATAGACTACAAGATCTTACACAGTCAAGTGATTTCAATTTAGCTTCTCCTTCTAAGCAGAAGACAATGATAAGAAGAGCACATGAATCAACTTACGGTGATATATTTACTAAAGACGAACATAGGGGTGTAGCGGCACAATTTGATAGATTGTTAGTAAATCTAAGAAAAGATCCAAGTGTTTTCAGTACATTAGGTAGTGAATTATCTTATACACAATACATGGATTTAATAGTAAAATCTGCTAGTGAAGCTGACGATATGGCGTCTATTAGAAATTACACAGGATCTACAGAGGCTGTTGGAACAATGATGGGTGATGTTATAATGGTACAAGAAGCTAGAGATCATATTGAAATAAAATTTTATGAAAGTTTAAAAGCAAAATACGGTAAACGTGAAGCTTTAGATATGATGGTCGCGTTTGGAGCATCAACATTCAGTAATGGCTCTCATAAATTTGGAGGATTTAAAGCAGGTACTAATGGAGAATTAATTTTACATGGAGAAAGTAGTAACAGACCTGCTATATTTGGAGATCAATCAGATATTTTAAGACTTATACAAAAAATAGATCCTAACGTAGTTAGTATTAATAATAAAACTATTACATTTAAAAAACCAGTTACATGGACAGACACTGTGGTAGATGAAGATGGGAATATTAAGAAAGAAAAAATTACTGGTACAAGTAGAAAAGTAAATATAGATACTAGTGCTAAAGTTAAAGCATCGCATTTAAAAGATGATGTTAATGTAGCAGCGGAAAATTTCAGAGCTACTGAGGCTTGGAATTTTACTATTACTTTAGTAGAAAGTTTAAAAGGAGAAAGTGCTAATTTACAAGCTTTATTATTAGGGGTTATGAATGGGCCAGCTACTAGTTCTTTACGACTTGCTGCGCCTGTTTGGGGTAGATCTACAGTATTACCAAATGGTACAAACCTAAGAATAGATGTAAAAGACGAAAAAGGTGATCAAGTATACAAAACAGAAATAAAAGAAATAGATGGAAAGGAAGTAAAAGTATTTAAACGTGATAAGAAAGGTAATAAAATTAAAGAAACAGAACCAGCTTATCGATACGAACATGCTGTACCAGCTAGAGTTGTTTTATATTTAATGTATCAAAATATAATTAAAGGAAATAAAAAAATAAACTTAGATTTATTAAAAGATGATTATAGAGTTACTATAATTCCTGTTAAAGAAATGGATGATGTAATAAGTGATCAAGGTTTTACTCAATCAATGTTAGCTGGATATATTCCTGGTCAACAACAATGGTGGAAAAGATATTATAATATATTTACTAAAGGAAGAATACCTTTCGCGCTCCAATCTTATGAAGATTCTAGTAATATTATAGGTAAAGAATTTGAAGATTATTATAATGATAATAACAAACCCGTAGTAAAAGCGAACTCACAACAAGTTATAGACTTCGATAACAATGCTGATATAGCTATGTCGAACGCTAGAAATAGTAACCAGTATTCTAAAAAATTAAAGAAAATTAGAATATTTGATTTTGATGATACTTTAGCTAAAACCAAAAGCAAAGTTATTGTTAATATGAAAGATGGCACTAGTAAGAAAATTAATGCCACAGAATTCGCTAAAGATTCAGCGAGATTAGAAGATGAAGGCGCTACTTTTGATTTTACAGAATTCAGTAAAGTTATTGATGGTAAAAAAGGACCACTATTTAAAGTAGCAAAAACTATACAGGATAAAAGAGGATCTGAAGATATATTTGTTTTAACAGCTAGACCTCAAAATGCTGCAAAACCTATACAAGAATTTTTAGCTTCTATGGGTTTAAATATACCTTTAGAAAATATAACTGGTTTAGAGGATGGTAGTCCAAAAGCTAAAGCTGATTGGATGGTAAACAAATATGCAGAAGGTTATAATGATTTTTATTTTACTGATGATGCTTTTAAAAATGTTAAAGCTGTTAAAGATGTGTTTGATGTATTAGATGTTAAATCTAAAGTTCAACAAGCTAGAGTTCAGTTTAGTAAAAAATTAGATATTGAGTTCAATGAAATGATTGAACGAAATAAAGGAGTAAAAAGAGACGCAAGGTATTCACAGGTAGTAGCGCAAAGATTAGGTAAGAATAAGAAAAAATACCAATTCTTTATACCTCCTTCAGCGGATGACTTTTCTGGTTTAACTAAATACATGTTTGCTGGTAAAGGTAAACAAGGTGAAGCTGATCAAGCATGGTTTGAAAAAGCTCTTATACGCCCTTATACTAGAGGTGTAGCCGCTGTAGAGAGAGCAAAGCATCAAGTTTCTAATGACTATGGTGTTTTACAAGTTGGTTTTCCTGTTATAACAAAGAAATTAAATGAAAAAATACCTGGTGAAGAATATACTTATGATGAAGCTATTCGGGTTTATCTATGGAATAAAGGGGATTATATAATACCAGGAATAAGTAAAAGAGATCAAGCTAAACTAGATAAGATAGTTAGAGAAGATCCTGATCTACAAGCTTTTGCTGACGGTGTATTATTAATCACTAAAAAACCTGTTTATACTACTCCTCAAAGATTTTGGCAAGGAACAACTATAATGGGTGATTTAAATTCATTAGTAACTAGCGAAAACAGAAAAGAATATTTAAAAGAATTTATTGATAATGTAGATGTAATATTTAATGAAGATAATCTAACAAAAATAGAAGCTGTTTACGGAAGTAGAGTTAGAGAATCTTTAGAAAATATAATTACTAGAATGAAAACTGGTAGTAATAGAGTAGGTGGAGGAAAATATGATAGACAGGTAAATGCATGGAATGATTGGGTTAACAGATCTGTTGGTGCTATTATGTTTATAAATAGAAGATCAGGTTTATTACAGTTAATCTCTACAGTAAACTTTATAAATTGGTCAGATAATAATATTATAAAAGCAGGTGAAGCATTTTTTAATCAACCACAATTTTGGAAAGATGTATCTTTTATATTTAACTCTCCTAAATTAAAACAAAGAAGATCTGGTTTAAAAGGTGATGTTAATGAGCAAGAAATTGCGGCGGCAGTAAAAGGAAGTGCAGATAAAATGTCTTCTTTTGTAGCTTATTTACTTAAAAAAGGTTTTATATTTACACAGATAGCAGATAGTATAGCAATATCTACAGGTGGTGCTACTTTTTATAGAAATAGAATAAATACTTATAAGAAACAAGGATATACTACCGCTGAAGCTGAGTCTATGGCTTGGGAAGATTTTTCAAGAGTTTCTGAAGAATCTCAGCAGTCAGCTGATCCAATGATGATTTCTCAACAACAAGCAGGGGTTTTAGGTAGATTTATATTAAATTTCCAAAACACTCCAATGCAGTATACTAGATTGATGAAAAAAGCTGGATTAGATATTCTTAATAATAGAGGTGATTTAACAACAAATGTATCTAAAATAATATACTACGGAGCAATACAAAACTTTATATTTAGTGCTTTATCAAACGCGTTGTTTGCGTTGATACCAGGGTTTGAAAACCCCGATGATGAAGAGCTTACAGAGGAAGAACAAAAAGAAAAGTATGGTAAAGTATTAGCTACTAAACAAGCTAAAATATTAAACAACATGCTAGATACTATTCTTCGTGGATCTGGTGTTGCTGGTGCAGTAATAGCTGCAATTAAAAATACCTATAGAAGATATTTATATGAAGAAGGTAAAGGATTTACAGCAGATCACACTCATACTATAATTGAAGCTGCTAACTTATCTCCGGTGTTAGGTTCTAAACTTAGAAAAATATACTCAAGTATATTAACTAAAAAGTATGAAAAAGATGTAATAGAAGAAAGAGGGTATGATGTAACTATAGACGGGAAGTTTCAGCTAAGTTCACAATACATGGTAATAGGTGAACTAGCTTCTGGTTTAGTTAATATACCATTAGACAGATTAGTTGCTGAAATAAATGCTGTAACTGAAATGTTAGATTCTAGAAATACAAAATGGCAAAGAATAGCTTTAGGTATGGGTTGGAGAACCTGGGGAGTTAATGCTAAAAATGAAGAGCATGATCTTATTAAAATTGCTGGAAAAGAAAAAAGGAAAAAAGAAGGAATAGAAAAAGCTAAAAAAACTAGAGCAGAAAATAATAAAAAGAAAAAGGAAGCTAAAGAAAGAGCAAGGAAAGCGGAGGAAATAAGAAGAGCTTCATTAAGTTACGAAGAAAGAATGAGAGAGGATAGAATAAATGATAGTCTTATGGATATTGAAATTAATAAAAAAATTGATGAGGCTTTTAAAAAATTAGATAAACTATATGGAACAGATTTCTAAAAATATTACATACGCTGAAGCAATACACTCTAATACAGCTAAGCGTAGATGTATAGATAATACACCTACAGCTAAACAAGTGGAAGTTATGAAGCTTACTGCAGAAAAAGTATTTGAACCTTTAAGAGAATGGGTTGGTGGACCAATAAAAGTAAATTCATTTTTCCGTTCAGTTGCACTTAACGAGGCAATTGGTGGGTCAGCATCTAGTCAGCACTGTAAGGGACAAGCAATTGATATTGACGATGTTTATGGTTGTAAGACAAACGCGGAAATGTATGCGTGGATAAAAGAAAATTTAGATTTTGATCAAATGATTTGGGAATTCGGTACGGATATGAATCCAAACTGGATACATATATCGTATGTATCAGAAGAAGATAATAGAAATAGATGTTTAAAGGCTTATAAAGAAGATAGAAAAACAAAATATAAAACAATTTAATATGTGGAAATTAACAAAACAATACTGGAGAGACATGTGGAATTACATGTGGAGTAAAACTGATATTGATGAAAAAGTAATATCAACTCTAGAAGAAATTCAAAAAAGATATAAACTTACAGCTAAAGAACTAGCTGATGTAGGTAACGCAATAAAACAAGTAGGAAATCAGATAGATGATATTCCAGCGGCGTTAGCTGGTAAAAAAAGAAAAGGTAGAAAGCTTAATATGGGGCCTAAACCTGTTAATATGAACGGAAAAAAATAAAAATAATGAGTATAATAGATAAAATAAAAAAAGCTTTTTCAGAAAGCACCTCTAATAGCCCATGGAGTGATGCAATGTGGAGAAATAGCGATCCAGTTCCTCCGCTACCAGTTAAAGAACCAGCACCAGCTCAATCAGATATTAAAAAAAAATTATTAGTACTTGTTTTATTAATGACATTATCTTTTCAAGCACAAGAAAAGAAAAAGTTATTTAAAGATTTTTTTAAGTACAGTACTCTTTATGTATCTGGAGATCTTAAAAACTCAAAAGAAAATGCACCAAGTTATTTCGTAAGAACAAATCCAAATGGAAGTTTATACGATGTACCTGTTGTAGTGGATGGGACTGATTATTATGATCATGATTACCGCTATGGATTTGGTATTCGTAAGATCGCAAGATTTGATTATGAAATAAAGGGCAAACAATACTATGATGGGACTGAATCTAACGTGGCTATGACGGCTCCTAATTCAGCTATTAAAGGGTTTGAATATGTATTTCATACTGAAAAAGAAAGATCCAGAGATGATGTATTTAAAAATCACAGATATTTTTTAAAACACAGTGGTAAATACCATATGGTGAAAGTAGAAAGTAGAAAACAAGGAAAAGTAAATTTTGATTATAAATCCGCAGAAGTAAGAGCTAAATTACCTATTGGTAAGAAATTTAGTTTATCAGCTGGAGCTATGTATCGTACACATCAACGTCCTTATGGTTATAATCCAGTAGAAATATGGTTAAATGAAACCAACGATGCTGGACAAGCTGTTAATCCGTGGTATACTTTAGGATTCTATTATGGGTATGATGACATCTATTATACATATGAAGATAGTTATACAGGTGAAACAGTATCTGATTGGTATTGGATTAATGAAGAAGGCGAAACCGTAGCTTATACAGATTTACAGTTTAGACAAACAGTGTTTACTGATCTTATGAATCGTTATAATAATGAGATATGGGATACAATAGATGCTTTTGGAGTTGTATCTCCTGTAGTCGGTTTTGACTATTACCATTATAAAAATAACTTCTGGTTACACGCTTACGGTTCTTATCTACCTCCTTTTCATAAATATGTTAAGGGAGATGAGGACTTTAGTTATTTACATAGAAATGGTTGGAGTGCGGAAGGCCATGATGAAATGCATGCTGAAGGAGATGGAGAACAATGGGAAGATTACCAAGCAGGTTTGGTGTTTGGATGGAAATTAAGTAAAAGTATTGGTGTATTCTTTGAAGGAGAATATACTAAGTTTTGGGATTCAAAAATATATAACAGTTCAGTTGGTCTGAACATAACATTAAAATAAATAAATTATGAGTAGAAGATTTACAAGCCCATTTATGGCAAAGAGTCCTTTATTACAAGGGTATAAAAAAAGCCCATATGGTGGAGGTTCAAAAGAAGAGGTAATAGCACATAACAAAGAAGCTGCAAAAACACAAGAAGAACATGAAAGGAATATCCCTAGGGGTGAAGGAGGTGGAACAAAACCAAAACCAGATAAAGATATTGGTAAAACGCCACCTACTGGTGGAAAGCCAAAGCCAAAAAAGAAACCACAAACGCCAGGTCGCAAACCAAAAAAACCGAATCCTAATCCATCAAAAACAGTAAAGGTTGGAAAAACCACAATTGAGGTAGATGAAAAAGGTAGGTTTGGAAAAGTTGTTGGTAAATCAAAACCTAAATAAATAACTTATAAAAATGAAATTATGGAAAATTGTCCTTTATGCGGCGGTTATTGCGGCGCTTGCTAGTTGCAGTAGCTATAAGCTAGTTACACAGTCAGATATTATATACTTAGAAGAAGGGCAAGATGCTACTTCTATATTTAAAAGTTATGATGCTGATATTCTTAGATTAGAATTTACAACTATAACACCTAGATTCCATTATAATAGGCCTTATTCTTATTATTGGCACACTAGACCTTTATGGTTAGATTATAACTTTATATATGAC